AAGATCCTGCCGCAGTCCAGGACGTTCATCCCGTCGCGGATCGCTGACAACCCCTACCTGATGGGCACGGGCTACATGGCGCAGCTACAGAGCCTGCCAGAGCCTCTGCGCAGCCAGATGCTGTACGGCGACTTCTCCGCCGGCATGGAGGACGACCCGTTCCAAGTCATCCCCACCGGCTGGGTCGAGGCAGCACAGGCCCGCTGGAAGATGCCCGACAAGCTGGACGAGATGACCAGCCTGGGCGTGGACGTTGCCCGTGGCGGTCGGGACCAGACCATCATCGCCCGCCGGCATGGCATGTGGTTCAACCAGCCGCTGGTCTACCCAGGCAGCCAGACCCCAGACGGGCAGACCGTGGCCGCGCTGGTCATGGCAGCCAAGCGCAACCAAGCCCCGATCCACATCGATGTGATCGGCGTCGGTAGCTCGCCCTACGACTTCCTGCGGGAGATGGGGCACCAGACCATCGGCGTCAACGTGGCCGAGTCGGCGCGCTCGACCGACAAGAGCGGGCGCATCACCTTCAAGAACCTTCGCAGCGAACTGTGGTGGAAGATGCGGGAATCCCTAGATCCCGCCAACAACACCGGCATCTGCCTGCCCCCAGACCCGCGTCTGCTGGCAGACCTCTGCGCGCCAACGTGGAAGTCGGTCGGCACCACCATCGCCGTCGCCAGCCGCGAAGAAATCTACGAACGCCTGGGGCGGTCGCCAGACTTCGGCACCGCCTACGTCCTGGCCCTCATGCAGACCACCAAGACCGGAACCCTGCTGGAAGACTGGCGCGCAAACGTCCGAGACAACGCCCAGTACAACCCGTACGACATCCTGCGGATGGACCTACGCTGACGGGGTGCATGAGTGTTTTTCCGGCGACCTAGCGTCGCTGAGAATGCGGTACGCCACGCAAGATGACGTACTGGCTCTAGTTGAGCTAGGCCGGCCATTCCTGAATCAGCACCCCATGCTGAAGGGCGTAACCGTGCCCGACGATGGTATGGCCGCCGCTCTGTCGAACATCATCGAGCAGGGCGTCATCATCGTTGCCGAAGACCCCAACGGCGAACTGATTGGCTTCTTGGCTGGGATGCTGGCACCAGTTTGGTGCGCTCCCAACTGCACAATCGCCGCCGAGCTTGCGTGGTGGATGAAGCCAGGGCACAGACACGGCATGACCGCCGTTCGCATGCTGCGCCAGTTTGAGGCGTGGGCCGCAAGCAAGAACGCAGATCAAGTCATCGTCAGCAGCATCCCAGCCATCAGCAAAAAGGTCGGCAATCTGTACGGCAAGCTGGGGTACGAACTGGTCGAGAACTCCTACAGGAAGTAACCATGGCAGCAGCTTCAACCATCATCATTGCAGGTGCCGCTCTGGCCGCTGCTGGAGCGTCCGCTTATCAGGCCGAAACTGGCCGCAAGGGCCAGAAGAAGGCGTTTCGAGCGCAGCAAGCTGGAGAGGCCGAAGGCCTCCGCATGGCGGGGGCTGAACGCGAACAGGCCGCCATGGAGTCGCGCCGCATGAACCAGAAGACCCCAGATGTCGCCGCGCTGCTGACCGGCGAACAGGGCGCGCAGGGCCGAGGTGCCGCCAGCACGCTGCTGACCGGCAACACCCGCATCGGTGACCAAATGGACCGCATCGGCAAGAACACCCTTTTGGGTGAGTGACCATGGACAAGCGTACGCTTCGCCAACGACTCCAAGAGCGACATAGCTCGCTCAAGACGGAGCGTACGTCGTGGGACACCCACTGGCGCGAGATCACCGAGTACCTGCTGCCGTGGTCAGGTCGCTACTACACGACCGATCGCAACAAGGGCAACAAGCGGCAGACCAACATCTACGACAACACGGCGACCCGCGCCCTGCGAACGCTCAACTCGGGCCTGATGGCCGGAGCGACTTCGCCTGCGCGCCCGTGGTTCCGACTAGCCGCGCCAGACCCTGACCTCAACCAGTTCCACCCAGTCAAGATCTGGCTGGAGGACGTTCAGCAACGCATGATGCGGGTGTTCCAGCGGTCGAACACATACCGCGCACTGCACTCCATGTACGAGGAGCTTGGCGCGTTCGGCACAGGCGTCTCCATCCTGCTGCCTGACCCCGAGAAGGTGATCCACCTCTACCCGATCACCGCAGGCGAGTACTGCCTGTCGCAAGACCCGCAGGGCAAGGTCTGCGTCTTCTACCGCGAGTTTGAGATGACCGTCGCGCAGGTTGTCCGCGAGTTTGGCTACGACAAGTGCTCGCACTCGGTACGCACGCTGTACGACCGTGGCACGCTGGAAGGCGGCATCACCATCATCCATTGCATCGAGCCTCGCTACGACCGCGACCCGTCGAAGCTCGACAAGATGAACATGCCGTACCGCTCGGTCTACTACGAGCAGAGCAACAACGAGCCGGTCGTGCTGCGCGAGTCGGGGTTCGAGAAGTTCCCGGTGCTGGCTCCGCGCTGGTCGGTGACCGCCAACGATGTCTACGGCAACAGCCCCGGCATGGAGGCGTTGCCCGACATCCGCCAGCTTCAGCACGAGCAGCTTCGCAAGGCGCAAGGCATCGACTACCAGACCCAGCCGCCGTTGCAGGCCCCGACCAGCATGCAGGGCCGTGCGGTCAACATGCTGCCGGGCGGCGTCACGTTCCACGACGCGCCGCAGCAGCAAGGCATCCGTACTGCGTTTGAGACGAATCTCAACCTCCAGTACCTGCTCAACGACATCCAAGACGTTCGCTCGCGCATCAGCCGGTCGTTCTACGAAGACCTGTTCCTGATGATGCAGAACGACCTCCGCAGCAACATGACTGCGCGAGAAATCCAAGAGCGGCACGAGGAGAAGCTGCTCATGCTCGGCCCGGTCATGGAGCGGTTGCAGAACGAACTGCTGGAGCCGCTGATCGACCTGACCTTCGACGCGATGCTGGAGCAAGGTCTCATCCCGCCGGCACCAGAAGAGCTTGGCGGCGTCAACCTCGGCGTCGAGTTCGTGTCGGTCCTTGCACAGGCCCAGCGCGCCGTTGGCAGTTCGTCGGTGGACCGCTTCATCGGCAACGTCGGCGCGGTCGCACAGATGCGTCCCGAGGTGCTCGACAAGCTCGACACCGACACGCTGGTCGATCGCTACGGCGACATGCTTGGCATCGACCCGAACATCATCGTGCCGACCGAGAAGGCCCAGGCCCTGCGCGATGCGCGCAACAAGGCAATGGCCGCACGCGAACAGGCGGCGGTCATGCAGCAGTCCTCGCAGACCGCCAAGAACTTGGCCGCCGCCAAGACGAGCGAACCCAGCGCGCTGACCGATGTGATGAACATGTTCAGCGGCTACAACAGCCCAGCGTCAACGGAGCTTTAGTCACCATGGTTGCACCTCTCTACAACGTCGATCCCGTTGGGCAGCACACATACGGGTTGGCTCATCCGTTCCCTACGCCACAAGCAGTAGGAATCGCTTACAACGGAACGGTTACGGCAAGCTCGACGGCAACCGTCATCAAGATCACCAGTCAAGCCAGTGCAGGCGCGCTGTCTGTAGTGGGTCTGAATCTGCGGTTTCTTGATGGCCCGTGCGCGGGTCAGTCGCGGCGCATCGCCTCTGTGCAGGCGGACGGCGTGACAGTTGAGACGGCATTCTCGGCTACGCCAGCAAACACCAACAGCTTTGTGATCGAGTTCCCGACGCCGTGCAACGCGGTCTACGTCGGCCCAAGCACGACGGTGAGCATTGATGTCGATGTTGCCCCAGGTGCTCTTGGTGCAACCACCGCGCAGTTCTCGGTAACCACGGGTGCCGCGCAGTCGCTGTGGCTGCCCATCAAGGCGCGTCGCGTGTTCCCAACGGCAGGCACCACCGCAGTCGCCTTCTGGTAATGTCTGGAAGCAGCAGACGCGGCGGCGAGCGCGACCAGCCCAGGAACATCCCTGTGGCTGGCGACGTGCTCCGTCGTGAAGTGTTGCGGCTGGGGTTCTCTCAAGGCGCGTCGCTGGTCTACAGCGGAAACGTAGACGAGTTCTTGGCGGGCGACGGTTCGTGGCAAGTCATCAGTTCCACTGGGGGCGGTGGCAATCTCCAATGGGCCGGGTCGTGGGGTGGAACCATTCCTGACGGAATCTTCCTGTCGCAGTACCAGGGGGCGTGGTCGTGACCGTCTACTATCGCGGGCAGGTTGTCGGGAACGGTGGCAGCAGCTACGTCTGCATCCTAGACCACACGAGCAGTGCGGGCGACGAGCCGGGCGTCGGCGGCTCGTGGACGACGTACTGGGCGGTCGTGGCGGCGGCGGGCACGGGCCTGACCACTGGCGACAAGGGCGACATCACGGTCAGCGCAGGCGGCGCGACGTGGACGATCGACAACGACGCGGTGACGTACGCAAAGATCCAGAACGTCAGCGCTACGGATCGCCTCCTCGGGCGCAGCACGGCGGGGGCTGGCGACATCGAGGAGATTGCCTGTACCGCAGCAGGCCGAGCAATCCTCGATGACGTTGACGCGGCGGCGCAGCGCACGACGCTGGGCCTTGGCACGCTGGCGACGCAGTCGGGCACGTTCAGCGGCACCAGCAGCGGCACGAACACAGGCGATCAGACCATCACGCTGACCGGCGATGTCACCGGCAGCGGCACGGGCAGCTTCGCGGCGACGATCGCCAACGATGCCGTGACATACGCCAAGATTCAGAACGTCTCGGCGGCGTCGCGGCTGCTTGGCCGTGGCGACAGCGGCTCGGGCGACGTGCAAGAGATCACGCTCGGATCGGGCCTTTCGATGACCGGCACCACGCTGGCGGCGACTGGTGGCGGCGTGACGGACGGCGACAAGGGCGACATTACCGTCTCGGCGTCTGGCGCAACGTGGACGATCGACCATGCGGCTGTCACGTTCGCCAAGATGCAGGACATCACCAGCCACCATCTGGTTGGCCGGCACGCTGGTAGCACCGGGGCACCGCAGGAAGTCGGCGTTGGCAACGGTGTCGAGTTCCACGGTAGCGGCATCAGGCGCAGCCAGTTGCTTGGCGATGTCGAGGCATCCGCCGGCAGTAACACGACTACGATCGCCACGGGCGCGGTCACGTTGTCAAAGATGGCGAACCTCGCCACCGACACGCTGATCGGTCGCCAGTCTCCAAGCACTGGCGTTCCCGAGACAATCTCATGCACCGCAGCAGGCCGCGCACTGATTGATGACGCTGACGCCGCATCGCAGCGCACGACGCTCGGCCTCGGCAGCGCAGCAACGCAAAACATCAGCAGCGGTACGGCGTCGCCAACCGGCGGCGCTGACGGCGACATCTACCTCCAGTACGTCTGACCATGGCCGACAACGTAGGATACACGCCGGGAAGCGGCGCAACGGTAGCAGCCGACGAGATCGGCGGCGTTCTCTTCCAGCGCGTGAAGCCCGTGCATGGTGCGGACGGCACCGCGACGGACACCAGCGCGACGAACCCGCTGCCGGTCGCCGCGTACGGCGAGTTGGTCGAATCCATCGAGGCCCTGCGCATGGCGGTTCACTCGCTGACGCGGAGCATCGGCCAGTCGCTGCCGTCTGCGCAGGGCTGGCCGATCATGGAGGCAAGGCAGCCGACTGCGGCCAACCTCGCCGTCACGGCGTCGATCGCCGGCAGCCAGACGCTGGCGACCGTCAGCACACTGACCAATCAGACGCAGATCGGCGGCTTTGCCGCAAACGACTACGTTCCGGCGCTGCTGCACATGCAGTCCGACAATCTGCGCCGCAACATCTCGGTGACTTGACACATGGCAACAACGAACGGCAATCGCAAGATCCTCGACATGAAGCGGTGGGAGTTCTGCGCCCCCGCTCCAGTCGCCACCGCCGCCGCATCGTGCATCGCCTCGTCGCGGCACTTCCGGCAGCAGCAGTTCTTCCTCCGCAGCGCGACGGAGGCGTACATCTACAACCCGAGCGAAGACGGATGGGTGCTGCTTGCGTCCCCGGCACTGACTCCCGCGCTGGCAGCGGGCGCGTCGGCGGTGGCTAGCGCATGGTCTACGGGTTCGACGGTGGGCGCGGCGTCGCTGACCGCGACGGCGGGCACGACGAGCACGATCACGACCAACCAGACGTTGGCGCGTGATCTTCGCGGCTACAAGATCCACATTCTGTCGGGTCCGAACAACGGTGCGGTGCTCGACATCGTGCGCAACACGGTGGGCGCGTCGGCGGTGATCACGGTAGCGACGCAGGCGAGCGCGTTCTCGGCCTCGACGGTGTACCGCCTGTTGACGCCGCGCTGGTATCTGCTGACTGGTGGCACGCTCGCCTCCGGCAGCTTCCGCGTCTACGACTACGCGACGAACACCTACACGACGCTTGCGCAGGCGGGACTCGCGGCGTCGCTCGGCACCGACGGCAAGCTGGTGGCCACGCCGTCGATCATCGACGGCGATTTCAAGCAGTTCGCCACCGGCACCGCGACGAGCGCGACGGCCACGACGCTCGTGCAGACGGGCAAGACCTGGACGGCGTCGCAGTGGATCAACTCGCAGGTACGAATCACCGGCGGCACCGGCGCGGGCCAGATCCGCACGATCACGGCGAACACCGCCGACACGCTCACCGTTGCGACGTGGACCGCGACGCCGGACGCGACCAGCGTCTACGCGATCGAGGGCAACGACAACTTCCTGTACTACCTCGGCAACAACGCGGTCACGCTGTACCGCTACGACATCACGGCGAACACCTGGAGCACGTTGTCGCCCGGTGCGGCGCGTGCGGCGGCTCCTGGCGCGGGCATGAGCGCGCACTGGGTACACAGCGCGTCGGAGACGGATTGGACGAACGAGTCGGCAATCCTGAACGGGCGTTACATCTACTCGTTCCAGGGCGCGGGCACGGCGGCCCTGCACCGCTACGACATCGCGGCGAACACCTGGGCGACGATCACCTACTCGCCGAACGCAGAGACGTTCACGACGGGCAGCAAGTACGCGCTCATCGGCGGCATCCTTTACCTCCAGAAGGAGGCGACGGGCCGCTGGTTCGCGTTCGACTTCGCCCGGTCTGAGATGTTCCCCTGGTCAACGATGCTGTACCCGCAGGGCGCGGCGATCGTCGGCGACACAGCGTTCGACGTGGTCTACAAGGACGGTGCGACGGAGATCTTCTACGTCCACATGCTGCACAACACGGCGGCAATCCATCTGCGCCAAATGGTGATCTGATGGACACCGCCCAACGGATCGAACTGTACGAGGCCGCGATGGTCAACCTGGGCACGCAGCGGACCTGCGCACTGCGCCTCGGTGACGTGGACCGCATCGAGCAGATCGACGCAGAGATGGCGCAGATCGCTGCCGACCTCGAAGTCCTGCGCGCTAGCTAGTCATGCTGCTGACGCTGCTCGCACCGACTGGAGCACCACCGACGACCACGGTTGTCTGGCTGCGCGTCGGCGGCGTGTGGAAGCAGACCACCGTGTGGCTGAAGGTCAGCGGGGTATGGAAAACTTGCACACCGCTTATCAGAGTCGGCGGAGTCTGGAAGTAGTCGTTTCCATCTTAGTGGCGAAACAGAAAAAAGATGTTTGACTTTTCTTCTAAGCTCGCCAGCGAGAAAGTGTTATGGCGATGAGCATGAGCCACGCAGTCTTGTCAAGCCTCGCGGCGGTTGTCGCTGGCGGCAGTGTCGCCATTGTCACCCAAGCAGGAATGCCCGCGCAAGACCTCGTCTCGATCCCATGGGACAAGCTGCTGGGCGTCGGAAGCGGCGGCTTGGCGTTTGGCGTGGCTTGGTACTTCCTCCAGCGCGAGGAGCGGCTGCGCGTCGCTCACGATCGCGTCGTGTCGCAGCACCTGGAGACGGCGAGCAAGATCAGCAACACCTTCGCCGACACGGTCAACAAGATCCTGGCCGAGGCGCGCACCGACACCGATCGGCGCGAGGCTCGGCTGATCGCACTTCTGCAAGACAAAGACCAATGAACACCCTCGCCCGTCGTGCCGCGCTTGCGGCGTCCCTGCTTTTTGCTGCGTGCGCTTGCCCTGACGCTCAGATGGCGTCTGCGGATGTGGCAACGTACGAATGGTTCGCGCCCATGTTCGCCTCGTACGTCACGGACGACACCAAGCTGTCGGAGGCAGACAAGGCGACCTACCTGCGCGGTCTGGAGGCGTGGCGCGAGCGGGTGATGGCCGCCGCCAAGGCAACCGGGGTGCGCTGATGCCGGTCCCCAACCAGATCGAGTCGATCGTCAAGGACGAGTTGAACGCCCTGCTGGCGTCGCTCAAGGCCGATGTCCAAGACCCGATCCTGCGGGCAAACTTGCTTGCAATGGCAGAGGATGCGGCAATGCTGCCTATTCGCCTAGCCAGGGGCGAGGATGTCACCAGCATCTATCGGTCGCTGTCTGCCGAGGCGCAGAACCGAGCCATGACCCATCGGATTCAGGTGCAGGAGATCGTGCGCGAAGCCTGGACAAAGGCTTTGACGCGAATCCTGGCTGCCGTATTCGCCGCACTGTAACGGGGTGCATGGTGCTTTTCCGCCGTCCATAGCGTCGGCGTAGTGAGCGACTACGACCCCCACGACATTGAAGGCCAGAAGGCCGCAGAGCAAGACAGAGCTTTGCGGGAACGTCTGGCTTCCGAATCGGAAGTGGAGGACGTGAAGTGGCTCATGGGCAAGAAGCAGGGCCGGCGCATTGTGCATCGGTTGCTGTCCAAGGCCGGAGTCTTTCACTCCATCTTCAACACCAACTTCGGGGTTATGGCCTTTGAGGAAGGTAGGCGAGATGCAGCGCGCAGGATTCTGGGCTTGGTCAACGTGCATTGCTCTGACCTCTACCCGCTGATGATGCGCGAAGCCGCGCAAGACAAGCATGACTGAAATGCTGACGGGGGCCGCCCCAACCACCAACCAAGGCCAAGCCGCAGCGACTACGCCTGCGCAGACCCCGGCAACGGAGCCTGCGAAGACGGAGGCACAAGCCGCGCCGAAGCAGGATGCCGAGGCAGGCAAGCAGCAGAACAGCGAGGCTCCAAAGGCTCAGGACTACACCCTGAAGGGTGAGTACGACGCCAACGTCCTGTCAACGTACACGGACCTCGCCAAGTCCATGGGTCTGAACCAAGAAGGCGCGCAGAAGATGCTCGATCAGATGGCCCCGGCTCTCAAGAAGGCCGAGGAAACCAAGCTGACGAACTTGCGCGCCGAATGGCTTGAGCAGTCCAAGAACGATCCCGAGTTCGGCGGCGCGAAGCTCGATGAGAGCCTGAAGCTCGCCAACAAGGCGTACGAGGCACTTGCTTCTCCGACCCTCAAGGAACTGCTGAAGGATTCCGGCCTCGCCAACCATCCCGAGATGGTGCGGTTGTTCCGCAAGGCCGGAGAGATGATCTCGACGGATCATTTCGTGGGCGGCAAGAGCACTTCGGGCCAGAAGCCTACTGGCCCGCGAGACTTCAACACCATCGCCGAGTCCTTCTACTCGACGAAGTAGGCACCAACCCCCTGAATCATCATGGCAGTTCTTGGAAGCAGCAACCTCACGCTGGCCGACTGGGCCAAGCGTACTCATCCCGATGGCAGCATCGGTGACATCGCGGAACTTCTCAGCCAGACCAACGAAGTCCTTGAGGACTGCGTGTGGAAGGAGGGCAACCTCCCGACCGGCGATCGAGTCGTCATCCGCACCGGCCTCCCGACGACCTACTACCGCGCTCTGAACCAGGGCATCCCGTCGAGCAAGAGCACGACGGCTCAGGTGGACGAGGCATGCGCGATGATCGAGGCGCGTTCGGAGATGGACGTTGACCTCGCCAAGCTGAACGGCAACACCAGCCAGTTCCGCCTTTCGGAAGACTCCGCGTTCATCGAGTCGATGAACCAGACCTTCGTGCAGGGCCTGTTCGGTGGCAATCCGGCTACGGACCCCAAGCAGTTCCTCGGTCTGCAAAACCGCTACAACTCGCTTTCCGGTTCTGGCAACAGCGTTAACGTGTTGAGCGGCGGCGGTAGCTCCAATCTTGGGTCCATCTATTTGGTGGGCTGGTCGGATCGTACGGTCTACTGCCCGTTCCCGAAGGGCAGCAACGCGGGCCTGATGAAGGAAGATCTGGGTATCCAGACCATCTTCTCGGGTGACAACCGCATGCAAGCGTACGTCTCGCGCTTCCAGTGGAAGCCGGGTCTTGCGGTCAAGGACTGGCGGTACGTCGTTCGCATTGCGAACATCGACACCTCCGTCTCCGGTTTGTTCACCACGGCCAGCGGCACGCAGGCCACGGCGGCGGCTACCAACATCATCAAGCTGATGGCCCGTGCGATCGATCGGTTCCCGTCGTTCGGCGGCATCAAGCCGTGTTTCTACATGAACCGCACGATGTACAGCGGCCTGCGCATCCAGGCTCTGGACCGCACGCAGGGCGTTCTGGACATCGAGAAGGGTCTGTCGCAGTTCGGCACCCCGATGTCGTGGCTGACCTTCCAGGGCATTCCTGTCCGCAAGGTCGATGCTTTGACCACCAACGAAACCGCTGTGGCGTAATCCAAGGAGACACACACATGATTCTCGACAACGCACTCACGCTCGTCACCCCGACTATTACGACGGCTGCCACCTACGACGCCGCCGACCAGATCGACTTTGTCAACCTGCGCGATCTTTCCGAAGGCCACGAAATCAAGGCCTTGCTGACTGTCACGACCCCGTTCGCAGGGGGCACCTCGGTCGATTTCCAACTCATCCAAGCCGATACCGCTGCTGGCGGTGGCTCCAACTTTTTCCTGAGTTGGAGCGGCGCAATCGTGACTGCAAACCTCACCGCAGGTATGCAGCGCATCATCACGCTTCCCAAGCGCGTCGTGTCCAACACGCCGTGGGGCACTCGCTACCAGCGGTTCCTGATTTTCCGCGCTGTTAGCGTGGGAAACTTCTCGGCTGGCGCGGCCAGCATGTCGCTGCTTCTGGACGAGCAGGACGGTCGTACGTTCTACCCGAGCGGCTTCTCGATCACCTGATCGGAGCGGCTGCCTGAGTTCCTGGGCCTCGCCGTGCTTCCAAGTACGGCGGGGCCTTGTGCTATCTGACCGAGGTGTTCCATGGCGAAGCGCAAGTTCTTGTTGGCAGTCGGGCAGAGCAACAGCACCGCGATCGGTGATGCCCAGTCTTGGGAGGACCAGAACCTCCAGATCGCTCTGCGGAACCCGCAGATCGCCCCGACGCAGTTCGGGGAAGGCAGCTACAGCGACACGTTCACGCTGCCGGTGACGTTCGCGGGAGGCCGGCAGACGCTTCGCTACGGCACGGGGCCGAAGAGCAGCCCGTGGCAGACGGTCAGCACCAAGGGCCTTGCGGTGCAGGCCGTGAAGATGCTGACGTTCTACGACCCGGTGCCGACGCAGACCAACGTGCTGGGGGCGTCGTTCACGAAGTACCCTGGCACTTGCACGGTGCAGGCTGGCTCGTCGGTGCGAAAGCTGGTCACGAACTGCAAGTGGCAGTACGACGCGACTGGCCTGACCATCACGCGCAAGCGCGATGGGCGTTCGTACACGGTGACGAACTCCAGCGACTCTGAGGTGAGCGTCAGCCCAGATCTGTCGCCTCTGCCGGAGGTTGGAGAGGAGTTCACCTATCCTTTCGTTGGCGGAGCGAATGGCACGACGAGCACGGTGCTGCTGCGTAGCGTCGTAGGAGGTGTCAACGACCCTGGCAGCTACACGGTAGGCGTTTCAGCGCAGATCTACGCGACGCCGGGCTACTTGACCAACAAGGTGCCTACGCGCTTCCGCATCGGCAACCAGCCTGTGCGCGTTGGTGAAGCGGTCAAGGTGCGTGGGGCGACAGATCCAGGGACGGTGGTGGCGATGCCAGTAACTGGGATCAACACTACGACGGGCACCATTACGCTAACATTCAACCTGTTCACGGTTGGCGACTGCATCCGCGTCAGTGGAGCCATCCCCGGCGGCATGAGTGCGCAGCAGTCGTATTGGGTAGTCACATCGTCTGGATCGGACATCCAAGTGTCTGCAACGCGAGGCGGATCGGTGCTGATTCCGTCTACGGCAGTGCTGGCACTGTTCTCGCTTGCTGTCCCGCAGGGCATCGTCTCATCGTTTACCGAGGACGCCTTTGGAGACTACATCGTTGCCAAGAAGTGCAGACCGATCTCGGCAACCGTGACTGGATACAGTGCTGGCACAAGCACGCTGACGGTTCAATCGACCGGGGCCGATGTGTTCCTCAACTCTGGGTTGGCGGACAACGACCGCATTCGGTTTGAGTCGTCTACTGGTAGCTTCTTAGCTGGCGTGGACTACTACGTTCGCGTGACGCTCACTACTTCGCTGGAGCAGAACATTCAACTGAGTAGGACGCCTTACCCGACGTTCGTTCAGGTGACTTCGGCATCGGCTGCAACGAACAGCGTGCTGACCGTCCAAGACACCGAAACGATGTTCTACCTGCGCCGCCCGACCACGACGGCGGTGGCAAGCGTTGCCGCAGGAGCTACGGACCACATCACGTTGGATGAAGGGCATTTCGTAACGATCGGTGACAAGGTGCAGTTCTCTGGTGCGAGCCTGCCGTCAGGCATCACCGCCAACACGACCTACACCATCTCCGGCTTGTCGAGCACAACCAACGAGCCAACGGCGGAGCGGCGCATCACGCTGCAAGGTGTCACCATCGGTTCGGTCGGCAGCCTGCCGATCACCATGACGCAAGTGGCTGGGCAAGACCTGTTGACGGCAGCCAACAGCTACCACAGGGCTTTTGCCGAGCGAGCCTACCAAGCTCGTGGGTCGCTGACTGGCCTGACGATAACCCCGCTCACGGGCAACAACGCCAACCAGACGCGATCCTGTGGGGATGTCTACTACGACGCAACGACTGGCAAGTTCGTGCTGGAGGTCAGCCCTGCGTTCACGAACAACACGGTGGCAGGCGACGCCTATTCGATCCAGCCGCCTACCGTCAGCGGCCAGAGCACGCCGTTCAACAAGTTCGCCTTGTGGCTGCCGTGGTCGCCGTTTGAGGGCGAGGCCGAGGGCACGCAGCCCGTTGGGACTACTTGCGCGTGCGCTGGAGCGGGCCAGCCGATCACCGTCACGTTCCTGACCGACATCCTTGCTGCCAACACGCAGGCAGCGATCTTCGGAAGCGGCAGAGCGGCATCGACCAACAGCACGGTCACGGCGGGATCGACCGCAAGCGTCATCAACTGCGCCACCTTGGTGGGAGGCCCTTACGGCCCTGATCAGGTCGTGCTGTTCCGAACCGGCGCGCTCGCTGGCCAGTACCGGCAGATTCTCACGGCGTCAGGCACGGTAGCGCAGCTTGCCACGCCGTTCGGCTCGGCTCCGGCGACCAACGATGTGTTCGACATCATCAGCACCAGCACCCCGCTGGAGATCGTCTACGGTCGTTCGTACTTCTTGCAGCCCACTGGGACGCTTGGCACCTACAACCTGACCGCGACCTACGGCGGCACGCCAATCACGGGTTCAAGTGCTTACACCGCATCGACCGGGTTCTTGGCGTTGCAGCACCAGAAGGACAAGCGCAACCCGTACCCGCCTGGGTTCAACTACCCGAACCACTACACGCCCGTGGCGGGCATGTACCAGCCGTTCCAAGGGCCGTCGCTGGGCATCCAGCCGAAGCAGGGGCACTACGTTGGCCTTGCCCTGCGGATGCATGAGTACCTTGGCGAAGCCATGCATGTCATCCCGCTTGGCTTCAGCGGCAGCGGGTTGGCGCAGCGGGAGACGACCGCTCTGGGCGCGACGGGCTACGGCTGGTACGACCCCGACCAGCAGACCAGTTGGGCACCGGGCGACCAGAACAACTGCTTTGGGCGATTGCTGGATGTCCTCGACGCCGCCAAGACCGCGTTCGCCTTGCAGGGCGACACTGGCGAGTGCGTAGGCATCTTCTGGGCGCAGGGAGAGGAAGACGCGACATCGGAAAGCCGCGCCAGCCGCTACTACGCCAACTGCACCAAGCTGCGTCAGGTCATCCGGCAGGCCATCGTGGACCGTGGTCTTGCCAGCGTCAGCCCGCACAAGATCCCGTGGCTGGCGTCCAAGGTGCGCCCGAACGTGCTGTGGACCTACGCCGATACGGTCAACGCCGCCATCACCAAGATGACGGACGCGGACCCCTACTCGCGTGCGATTGAGACGAGCGACCTCCCCGTCATGTTCGACGGCATCCACTACACGGGTGCCGGCATGAACACGCTGGGTCAGAGGTTCTACGAAGCGTGGATTGCCGTGCAGCGCATGGGCACCAGCGAGGTGGACATCTGCAACTTGGCTCTCGCCAACATCGGGGAGACGGCCAAGGTCACCAGCATCGACCCGCCGGACGGCTCGGCGCAGGCTGCTCTGTGCGCTCGCTTCTATCCTCTAGCCCGCGACACCCTGCTGGAGATGGGTAGCTGGTCGTTCGCGCTGAAGCGCAAGGCTCTTGTCGAGACGGACAACCCGCGCTCGGAATGGGAGTACGCCTACGAAGTGCCGGCGGACGCCAGCGGCATCTTGGCGGTGATGCCTCCCGACGCCGCCGACGATTGGGTGGTGAACGGCAGGCTGATCCCGCAAAAGTTCGTAGTCGAGTCGGACATCCACGGGAACCGCGTCCTCTACACCAACCAAGAGGAGGCGGTCATCCGCTACAACGCGAAGATCGTGGACACGACGCTGTTCAGCACGCTGTTCACGATCGCTTTGTCGTGGCACCTGTCGTCCATGCTGGCGGGGCCGATCATCAAGGGCGATGTCGGGGCCGCCGAGTCCAAGCGGTGCGCTCAGATGGCTACTGCCTACATGATGCAGGCATCGTCGCACGACAAGACCACGCAGGCCGAGATCAAGCCCTCGCACACCCCTAGCTGGATCAGCATTCGCTAGTCATGCCGAACACCAAAGCCCTGCAACTGTCGTTCAACGCTGGCGAAGTCAGCGAGGAGATGTACGGTCGGTTCGACCAGAAGGCGCATCAGTCTGGCCTTCGCAAGTGCCGCAACATGTACATCAAGCCGCAGGGCGCGGCGAAGCGGCGTCCTGGGCTTCAGTACGTTGACGATGCGCGTAGCAACTCGCTAAAGTCGCGCATGATCCCGTTCTTCAGCACTCCGCACATGATGCTGGAGTTGACGCAGAACCATGTCCGGTTCTATCGAAACGGAGCGCAGATTGCTCTGACGGGAGACAACTACTTTGTTGCGCGAGCCTGCACCGTCAACACTTCTACAGGAGTCTGGACCCTCACAACGGGCAACCTTGACAACCTGCCGAACGACGCGCAAATAACGATCTACGGTCTGACAGCGGCAAACGTCGGCGCGCTGTACACAGATGTTTCGCAGGGGCCTGCGCAGGTGTCATTGATCGCCAACGTCGGAGAGTGGCAATGGAATGCTAAAGGCAGCAGTTTTACGACCACGGCTCCGCATGGGCTTCGGTCAAACGATGCCGTCATCATGCGCGAAAGCGGCAGCAGCCTGCGCTGGTTCTATGTTGATGTAATCAGCAGCACAGAGTTTCGCTATCGCGTAGGAAGCCAAGTCAGCCCTGCGTACACCGGCACCCAGCCCACATGGGCAACCAGCAACCTGACCATCTTCAAGGCTGTCACTCCGGCGTCATTTATTGGCGTCAACTCGCTGTACTACATTGATAAGCTGTCGAGCACGACGTTCAAGCTGAAGGAGACTGCCGGCGGATCGTCCATTAACAGCTACAGCAGCGCAGGCACCAACAACTTCACGGTGGCGGCGTACTACGCGCAAGGCTCGCTTCGCTTTGACGAAGGACTGGCAAACTATTACCAAACCAACTCTGCGACGTTTTCGTCTAGCTCGTCCACTGACAACTGGGTCAACTACGGAATCAACGTCAACTCCCCAACGGTGTGGGCACTTGTTGCGCCAGCGTCCGGACTTGCGCACAACAACAACTACAGCGACTCCGAGTTGATGGAGTTGACCTACGCGCAAGATCTCAACGTTCTGACGATCACGCACCGGAGCCGCCCAACGCTGATCCTGAAGCGCACTACGGACCTTCAGTGGTCGTGGGAGTATGCGTCGTATACGCCACCGATGGCCGCTCCGACGGGACTGGCTGCCACACCGTTCGGAGCGATCCGATACCGAATCGAGCAAGTTGGGCAGTTCGGCGGAGCCACATCGCCAAGGTCGTTTGCTAACGCGAGCGCAAATGCTGAGACGTACCCGTTCGTCCCTGGCGACACCGTTAAGTGCTTTACAGGCTCCAACTCAGGCACGCCGGCTAATTTGCACGCGCGAGTTCAGAACCAAGTGTTCACGATCGCCAAGATCACTCGCATAAATAGCTCTCCGCAAACAGACTGTTTCGAGATCAAAGCCAACAGCCAGACCAATCTGGGGCTGGCTGGTCTTGGCGTCGGAGAGATTCTTGACGTTCCTGCTGCATCAACGATCAACCCACCTTTGTTGTTTGAGTTGTGGCCTGACGACAGCCAGAGCACCAACACCTACGTCGTGACGGCTGTGGACGAGGAAGGGGTTGAGAGCCAGCCCAGCGCGCAAGTCAGCGTCGAGAACAACCTGTACGCCCGCGAGACGTACAACGTGCTCACTTGGACGCAGGTTCCCAACCCTGTCGGCGGCTCGCCCATCCGTCGCTACAACATCTACAAGCGCACCAACGGGTTGTTCGGTTGGATCGGGCAGACCGACACGTCGGCCAGCGTCACGTTCCGCGATGACAACATCACGCCGGATGTCAGCAAGACGGTCCCGATCTTGGACACGACGCTTACGCAAACTGCGGACAACTACGCGTCCGCTGTCGGCTACTTTGAGCAGCGCAAGGTCTTGGCCAACACGAACAAGGCCGCGAACAAGCTGTGGATGACGCGGAGCAACACTGACCAAGACCTTAGCTTCAGCATCCCGATCAAGGACAGCGACCGCATCTCGTTGTCCATCCGCGCACGCGAGAACCACAAAATCAGGCACATCGTCAACGCAGGAGAGTTGCTGCTGCTGACCGATCAAGGCGAGTGGCGAGTCACCGCGATCAACAGCGAAGCGGTTACTCCGTCTACGGTGGCTGTGCGGCCTCAGTCCTACATCGGCTCTAGCTTCGTGACGCCTGCTCTCGTCAGCAACGCCCTGCTGTTCTGCGCGGCTCGCGGCGGGCATGTGCATCAACTCGCGTTCAACTTTAACGCGCAGGGGTACACGACAGCGGATCTGAGCCTGCGTGCTCTGCACCTGTTTGACGACAAGACGCTTGCCGACTTGGCATTGATGCGGTCGCCTCTGTCTATCGCATGGTTCGTCAGTTCGTCCGGCGGCCTGCTTGGACTGACCTACGCTCCAGAAGAGGAAATCACCGCGTGGCACCAACACGACACGGACGGCGTGTTTGAGTCGGTCGCCTGCATCCAAGAGGGACAGGTGGATAGCATGTACTGCGTTGTCCGCAGGCAGACCAACGGGGTTACCTGTCGCTACATCGAGCGGCTAACTGATGTGCTGGCGACTGGCGACTCCAGCCGCTACTTGGACAGCAGCTTGGACTACGACGGAACGCATACGGGTGGCCGCCAGTTGATCGTCACCGAGTTTGAGAACGGCGGCTGGAACGAAGGTGCGCTCGTCACCGTGACGGACAGCCTGATCGGCTCTGTGTTCTTGAACTCCGACCTCAACGATGTGCTGGAGTTCCGCAGCGGCGACCAGTCGTACCGTGGGCAGGTTGTGCAGCGCATCTCAAGCTCGCAGGCGCGGGTGCGACTTCTGCAAGCTCTGCCTGCGGCCATGCGCAACGTCGCCATTGCCACATGGGCTTGGGCGCGAGCCACGTTTTCGGGAGCCACCAACTTGGCCGGCAGGACCGTGGACGTTGTTGCGGACGGCATCCCGTACCTTGGGCAGCAAGTCGATGCCTCTGGTGTGCTGGTGCTTTTGACCTACGCGACTCGCGTGATGGTCGGCATCCCGTACAAATCGGAACTGGAGACGCTTCCGATCGCCATGCAGATCGACGGCCTCGGTCAGGGCCGCACGAAGAACGTCAACAAGGCTTGGCTCCGCATCGCCAAGGAGGATGCGTACTACAGCGTTGGCCCGAGCGAATCGGAGCTTGTGCAAGAGGGCGAGTTGCCAACGACGGAAACATCCCTTGAACGTCAAGTCACGCTTCTGCCAGCGTGGAGCCAAGACGGGTCGATCTTGGTGCGGCAGTCCAACCCTTCGGGGCTGACCGTCAACGGCATCGTCATCGAAGTCGCTGTAGGTAGCTAGCCATGCCAGTCACTACGAACTACGTCAACTTGTCCAGCGGATCGTCTGGAGCGGTCTTTGCGCCTTCGTCGCAGCCTGGGCCGTATGCCTCGGGCTATGTGTTCCCTAACCAAGGGACGCCTGCTGCTGCGTCTACGACGGCTGCTTCGTCTGGTGGCGCGGATCTGACGACGCTTGGAGCCGTTGGCATGGTGACCGGCGGCGTGATGAGCGCGATCGGTGCCTACTACCAAGCCGAAAGCCAGCGGATGCAGTTGAAGTCGCAGGCCAGCGCAGCCGAGTACGCGGCGCGGATTTCGGACATGAACGCCCGTCAGGCGGAGGATGACGCGCAGTACGCGATCAAGGCGGGGCAGCGTGAGGCGGTCATGTACGCGATGCGTGCTGGCCAAGAGAAGGAGGCCACGCGGACTGTGCAGGCGGCTCGCGGCCTGACGGCTGGCGAAGGCTCGGCTGCCGAGGTGCTGGCCAGCCAAGAGCTAGTCAAGAAGCTAGACCTCGCCGCCATCGACTCCAACGCCTTGCGGCAGTCGCAGGCTCTCCGCCGGCAGGCCGTGAACGAACGCCAGCAGGGCCTCATGGGCCGAGTGCAGGCGGGCAACCTCCGAGCCACCCGCCGAACGATCCAGCCTGCAATCGGGGCTGGGGCGCAGTTGCTGGGCACCGCAGGCCAAGCTGCCACCGTCTACGGTCAGTACCAGACCATGAACCGCCGGAACTCCTGAAATGCCTCGCGTACCGACTCCCTCCGTTGGCCTCCAAGCCGGGGCCATGCCGCAGTTCCAGGCCACGCAGGTTTCGCCTGCCCAAAACTTCATGGGGCAGCAGCTTCAGCAGCTAGGCCAAGGCGTCGAGCAGGCTGGCGCGGGCGTCATGCGGCTGGCTGACCGGATCAACGACTCCAAGGCGCGCTCCGCCGACACGGAGTTCAGCGAGTTCACGCGGGCGGCGTTGAGCCAGTACCGCAACATGCGCGGCAAGGACGCCGTGCAGTCGCGTGACAAGTTCTTGCAGGATCTGGAGCAGAAGCGCAAGGAGCTTGCGGGCGGCTTGGACAACCAGTGGCAGCGCGAGTTGTTCTCGGAGCGAGCCACATTCCGCTCCTCGCAGTTCACGACCTACGTTGACGACCACTACCAAGGGCAGGCGACTGCCTACGAGTTGGGCGAAGCGTCGGCTGCGCTGAAGGCGAACTTCAAGGACTTCGCGCAGCAGTACACGGCTGCCGGGACGATCCCGCAGGGTGCCGTCAGCGACAACCCGATCTACAAGGACACCATGCGGCAAGTGCAGGTACTTGCTCGCGCTCAAGGCATCCCCGAGGACAGCGAGCAGTTCCGCCTGATGCGCGACTCGGCGGAGGACAACCTGCATGTCACGGCCATGCTCTCGATGGTGGAGAACCAAGATCCGCAGTCGCGGCAGATGGCGCGTGAGTACTGGAAGCAGAACGGCCAGAGCGTCAGCCCAGAGAACCGTTCCAAGGTCGAGCAGCAACTGCGGACGATGGATGTGGACGACGATGCGTTCATGCTGTCGCGGGAGCTTCGCGGGTACAGCGAGGGCCTTGGCAACCAGATGCAGATGCTGGATCAACTTCGCCAGATCGGCGACATCGACGGCGTGACCTACAACGCCACCGCGCAGAAGTTGCAGGCGGCCTACGGCCTCGACAAGGCGGCGAAGGACGACACGCGAAACCGCTTGCGAGACGAGTACGAGCGGTCCCTAGCTGGCTCGATCCAGCGTGGCGAAGACTGGACCTCGTGGCTGTCGAGCAACCCGCTGCTGGTGGACAGCCTGAACACGGAGAACATGCTCCGCGACGCGCAGGAGTTCCATGCGGCGAAGGGCCGCATCGACACGCAGGACGGCTTGGATTGGTTGAGTGGCATCGAAGCGAACCCGCAGCAGATCGTCGGAGTTCAGTGGAGTGCTCTTCGCGCCCAAGCAGGCAAGACACTCAGCAACGGCAGCTTGGATCGGCTGGAGAACCTGTACGTCAAGGCCAACAACTTGCAGGTCGGCCCGAGCGGAAGGAAGCGCGTGGATCTGGTCAAGCTGACCTCGGATCAGGACTTCAACCAATCGCTGGTCGAGAAGGTGTTTGGTCAGCCGTACGACCGTGCGTGGTTTGCTGAAAAAGCCAACGACGAGCAGCGCGCCGCCGGTCAGCGGTGGCTGAACACGCAGATCGAGTTGGAATCCAAGATGAACGCGGCTGGCGTCTCCGGCGATGACCGCGATGCGCAGCGCAAGTGGGTGACGGACTACGCCGCCTCGGCCAAGGCGAAGGTCACGTTCGCGCCGTCGCTTGGCGAGCAGCAGATCGACCCTATCCAGCTACAAATCTCGTGGCCGAACATGTCCGATGCCGACAAGCAGCGGATCACGTTCCAAGAGAGCGATGGTCAAGGCAACACGGTTCGCGTGACGCTTGGCGACTGGTACAACAAGCCCGAGCTTCGGACGCAGGCGCAGCAAGACGTTGCGGACGCCATCGCTGCGCTGAAGATCAAGCGGCTGCCTAACGGAGAACTCGCGGTTCAAGATGACCCCAAGTTGCTTGAGAAGGCAACCATGCTGGAGGAAGTGCTTCAGCGCGCTCAATCCTCCGATGGTAGCTGGAACGACATCACCAAGCCGCCCGAGGGCCTTGATCCGCTGATCCGCACTTACCTGCAAGCCGAGATCGCTCGCGGCGACCAGACCAAGAAGCTCAACGAGCAGGATGCCATGAAGCGGCGCATCGGCCTGAATCAGGTGCGCGGCGGGCTGGATCAGACTCGGATCGACCTCCCTTCGTGGGTGAGGAGCTATTTGCCTCCCGGCGAGAAGGTCAAGGCGGAGGATGCCATGAACAACATCGAAGAGTTCATGGCCATCGCCAAGGAAACCAACGTGTTCGGATCGGTTGACTGGTCGAATCCTGGCGCAGAGGCCGAGGCGCGCAAGCGCATGGAGCAAGCGATTCTTGCGGCTTCAACTCCGGCTGGCCCGTCGTTCATGCCGGGCATGATGCTTCCTGCAATACCGCGCCAGCAGTTTGAGGAAGAACTGGCCGCCAAGGAAGAGTCTCGCGCTGTTCAGAGACTCATCAACAAGCTCGCTAACGAGAAGACGATTGAGGTGCTGAAAAAGCAGCATCAGGTCAACCAGACCGCTGGAGCCAAAAGGCTCGCAGAACAACTCCAGGCCCAACGCAAGTCGCGGTAATCTGAATCAGCATGGAAGTTCCCGACACGCTCGCGTCCGACATCCAAGACCCGAAGCCCGCGCCGCAGCCTGTCGTGCAGCCGCCGCCTGCGTTGGAGGCGGTCCCCGCCATCCAGCAGCCAACAGGCGGGCAGTTGCTGGCGCAGCGGTGGATCGCTGAACGCGAGGCCGAGAAGTCGCAGCAGCTACAGAACTTCCGTACGGCGGTGTCGCAAGACCCCCAACTGTACGCGAAGAAGGTCGCCGTCTCGCAGCAGTTGGGCCTTGACCCCAACAACCCCGACCAAGACTGGAAGGTCGCGGAGCAGCTTGCCAAGCAGCGGCAGGCGGAGGCTATGGCCTTCGACCAGAAGTACCCCCAGTTGTCGGCGCAGATGCGGCAGTACGACTTCGCCGCGCAAGCGTACGACGACCTCGAAAACCTCCAGCGGATTGAAGGCTTCTGGCAGTGGGTCGGGGAGAACTACAGCCGTGGCCGCATGATGGTTGAGCGCGGCGAGATCGGCACCCGCATCGCCATGGGCTGGTCTACGCAGGCGGACCTCGACCGGCTGGAGGAGATGAAGAAGGCTCCCCGCCTGCCCGAGATGAGCGGCTTGCTGTACGGCATGGGCGGAGGCACGGCAGAGGTCGTAGGCCAGATGAGCAAGACCCTGCCGGCGTCCCTGGCGGCTGCTGGGACGGCTTCGGCGGTGGCGGCTGTCGCTCCGCCCTTGGCGATCGTTTCGGCCCCCACGGCCTTCCTGCTGACCACTGGTGCCCAAACGGCGGCTATCGAGGGCGGCAACGCCTACTTGGACTACCTCGAAAGCGGGTACGGCGAGGAGGAAGCCCGTACGGCAGCCCTCGGCGTGGGCATCATCAACGGTGCGGCGGAAACCGTGCTCGGCAAGTATGCCCTGAAGCCGTTCCAGCAGTTGGGCGGCAAGCTCGGCAGAAAGGTCATGCCCAAGGTGTTCAAGCCGCAGACGGCAACCACCAGCCTTGGGCAGGCTGCCATGGCCTACCTGAAGGGCGTCGGTGCGGAGGTCGGCACCGAGGTGTTCCAAGAGATCACCCAGATCGCTGGCGGCGAGGCTGCCAAGGCGTTCAGCCGCCCCGAACTCGACCAACTCATGGCGACGCCGCAGGGCCGCCAGCAGATCTACGACCGCATCGGTGAGATCGCCAGCAAGACGGTCCTGAGCATGATGGTCTTGGGCCTCCCCGGCCCCATGGCGAACTTCGTGACCGACATGAAGCGCGCCGAGCAGGCCAACATCGACACGCAAGTGCTGAAGGCCATGGTGCAGGGCACCAACGACAGCCGGCTGACGGAGCGGAACCCTGAACTTGCGCGGCAGTTCCAAGAGTCGGTGCAGGGGCAGGCTGTCGAGGAGGTCTTCATCAACAGCGAGACGCTGCGCTCGCGGCTGGCTGCGATTGACGAGGCGGCGACGGCGGAAGGCAAGCTCCAGAAGTCGGCGTTCGACGTTCTGCGCGACTTGCTGCCCGAGGTGTCGAACCAGTTGCAGGCGGTGCAGGGTCAGAACGACATGATCCGCATCAAGTCGGCGGACCTGACGACCAAGCTGGGGCGCAGCGAGATGCTGTCCGCGCTGATGGGCGACATCCGCATCGACCCGTACGGGATGAGCGAGAACGAGGTCAAGCAGTTCAGCGGGCAGATCCAGAAGCGCGCTGGCGAGATGCAGAAGTCGATCAGCGAGAAGGCGCAGCAGGACAAGGAGTGGCGCGACAGCGCGAACCGCGTGCGCGACATGCAGGCCCAGCAGATTCGGCAGGCTGGCCGCAGCGCGCTGGAGGCCCGCATCGGGGCTAGCCTGTACTCGGTCATCGTGCAGCGCATGGCGATGCTGGAGGGCGTGACGCCCGAGCAATGGCACGCCGCCAAGGGCATGACGACCATGGGTGCTGCCGCGCAGCCTGCGGCGGCTGTGCAGCCCCCGGCGTGGTTGAGCCAGATGGCGGCTCCCGAGCAGGCGCAGCCGACGCAGGAGGTGGCTGCTGCCGAACCGCAGGCCGCTCCCGCGCAGCCAACCGTCCAGCCCATCGACCAAGCCAAGACGCTACTGGCCGACCCCAGCGCGCAGATCACGCCGGAGCAGCGGGCGGAACTGGAGCAGTACGTTCAGCAGGCAGAGTCGCAGCCGCTGCGGAGCATCACGCCTGAGCAGGACACCGCCTACCTCGCCGCCGTCGAGGCGGGCGATCTGGAGACGGCGCAGCGGATGGTGGATGAGGCGGCGAAGCGGGCGGGGTACAAGCGAAAGCTGTGGCACGGAACTGCCGCAACTACCGACGTAGTGGAGGCTGTTTCTTCTTCTGCTGGAGATAAGGAGCAACAACTATTTCAAGAGTTACGAGATATTGGAGCAAAGTTTGGTTTTGCTGAAGATGTGGCGTACATGCTGGAGCGGCAGCTTCAGTATTTTCCAGATGATGCAAATCAGCAGGGGATTACCCAAGAAGTTGCCACCAGAGCGCGCAGCCTTGAAGAATCTTTGCAAAAACTGCGGCGTAAGACACGTTCTCGTCCTGTTAGGCAACTAGAGTTTGACGTATTCAACTTTCCAAGCGACGGAAAGGAGCTTGGTGTTCATCTCGGCAATCAAGGACAAGCCGAGATGTTTGGTGATGCATTTCCGTTTTTTGTAGACCTTCGCAAGCCGCTTAGACTTCCTGATCTTGGCACCTGGGGCTACCAGTCTGTAATGCGGGAAGCGAGGAAGGCGGGCGTCAGCATCTCGGAGAGTGAGTACGAAAGCGTCTTTAACGCATCAGACAACAATGCCGCATTGCGCGAACTATTGATAAGCAAGGGGTACGATGGAGTTGTTTACAAAAACGAGGCCGAGGGCACTGGCGACTCATTTATCGTGTTTGCGCCACGGCAGGCGAAGCTGGCCGACCCCGTAACCCGCGACGCCGCCGGCAACGTCATCCCGCTGTCGCAGCGGTTCGACCAGACGAAGGAAAGCATTCTGTACAGCCAGCAGCCAGAAGCTGGCGTCGGCGGCACCTACAGCCGCCTGATGCGAAGGACGGTGCTGAACCAAGGCCCGAATGGTGCGCGGGAAACGACTTGGTTCCACGAGTTGATGCACTTCATGTTCGACACGCACGCGGACATGATCGCTCGCGGCGTGGCGACGGAGCAGATGCGCGCCGACTTCATGGAGTTGCTGCGGTTCGCCAAGTTTGAGGGCACGCTGGAGGAGTACCTCGCGCTCCCGAGCGAGAAGCAGCGCGTGATCCACGAGACGGTGGCCTACTCGTGGGAGGCTTGGCTGCTTGAGGGCCAGTCGCCGTCGCTGTCGATGACGCGCATCTTCAGCGCGATCCGCAAGTTCTTCGTGGATGTCTGGAAGCAGTTGTCTGGCATCAACGAGGCGTACAAGCAGGAGACGGGGCAGGATCTTCCTGGCTTGACGCCTGAGGTGCGGGCGGTGTTCCGGCGCATGGTGGCGGCGGAGGACCAGATCAAGCTGGCCGAGGCCACGCGGGCGGCTGTTCCGCTGTTCTTGGACAAGGAGACTTGGACGAAGCTGGGCAACCCTGCGGAGGACTGGGACAAGTACCGCGCTGCCGAGCGTGACCGGATTGACGAGGCGGTGACGCAACTGACGCGGCGGAGCATGACGGTGCTGGGCCAGTTGCACGGCACGTTTGACGAGCGGCTTGCCAAGTTGCAGAAGGAGGCTGCCGGCGTGCGCGAGGCCATGCGCGATGAGGCGACTGCCGAGGTGCAGAAGCAGCGGGTGTACCGCCTGCGCGACTTCTTGGCGGACGGCACGGAGCGGCGCGACACGGGCGAGGTGTCGGAGCAGAAGGCGGCGGTCCACGGGCTGAACCGCGAGGCTCTGACGCAGATGCCGCTGGCTGCGAACGTCGTGATGACGGACCTGAACCAGCAGGTAGAGGCCGCCCGCATTCTGCATGAGATGTGGCTGGGGCAAGAGATCCGTCCGCTGATGCGGATGCCCGAGGTAAGGGCGTCTGGCTCTGGCAACGTCAAGCAGACGCAGAATCGGATCACCAACGCCGAGACGAAACTTGCCAAGCTGGCTGCTAACGCTCCCGAGCGAGTCGAACTTGAAGCCAAGCTGAAGACGCTTCGTGACGAGCTAGCCAAGCGCAGCATGGTGGCCGAAGAACGGGCTGCGTTGGAAGCTCAGAAGGATGTCATCCGCGCCGAGAACGACGAGATCCGAAAGGCCAACGCCGAGATCGACGCCAAGCAGCGGGAAACCAAGGAAGCCTTGGACGCAGCCATCGCTGCTCAGAAGGTGGGCTTGCGGAAGGTCGAGGCCGAGGAGCTTCGCCGCGCCAAGAAGCACAAGCTGGCGCAGTACCTGACGGAAGACGGTCTGGACCCTGCTCAGGTGGCCGAGCAGTTCGGCTACGCCGACACGGCGGAGATGCTTCAGGATCTGCTGAAGTCTCCCGAGATGTCCGAGGCTGTTGAGAACGAACTCGACCGCCGCATGTTGCGTGACTACGAAGACCTGTCCAGCCCCGAGGCGTTGGAGGAGGCGGTCACGGCGTCGCTGCACAACGAGGCCAACACGCGCTGGCTGACGATGGAGTTGAACGCGCTCCAGCGTGCCCAGCGCATGGGAGACAACCGTCCTGAGGCGATGGAGGAGCAGTCGCAGAAGGAGCAACTGCTTGCCGACATGCGCGCCGACTTGGACGCCTTGAACAACCGCTTGGCGCAGGAGAAGGAGGCGAACGATCTGGCTGCGGTGGCCGCTACCGAGGCCGAACGGGAGTCGCTGCGCGAAGCCATCGAGCAAGTGAAGAAGGACGCCGACGGTGCCTTGTCCATGCGGATCATGCGGGCGTCGGCGCGCATGGCGGCGGAGCAGGCGTTGTCTGGCAAGAAGATCAGCGAGATCCGCCCCGACCTGTTCGCCGCTGCCGAGCGGCGCAGCAGCCGAGACGCCTTGGCGCGGCTCACGGAGAACGATCTGCCTGGGGCGATCCAGGCCAAGCGCGATCAGTTGCTGCAAAACCAGATGGCTCAGGAGGCGCAGAAGATCCGCGCCTACGTCCAGCGCACGACCAAGTGGTTCAACGCCTTCTTCCGCAAGAAGGATACCTCGCTGGCGCGCAACCGCAGTCTGGAGCACATCTACGCCATCCGTGCCATCTTGCTGGCCTACGGGTTCGGCGGCTCGACGGCTCGCCAAGCGGCGAAGGCGCAGCAGGCTGCCGAGTTCATGACGCAGCTTCAGAAGTACGAGCCTGCGCGCTACGCCGAGATCAATGCGCTGATCGAGAAGGCGAAGGTCCGCAAGATGTCGTTCCGCGACCTGACCGTGGACGAGTTCAAGGTGCTCGACGGCACGCTGCGGACCCTGTGGGAGGAGGCCAAGCAGGAGAAGACGATCTTGGCCGAGGGCAAGCGAGTCGCCGTCGAGGAAATCGAGAAGCAGGTTGCGGATCGGGCTGCGGAGATCGCGCCCAAGGGTCCGCGTCCTGGGCAGAAGGAGGCGTTGACGCCTATCCAGACCGCCATCAGGACGTTCCAAGGCATCCTGAGTTCGATGCGTCGAGCGCAGTCGGTGTTCGATGAGTTCGACGGCAAGTTGCCTGGGGTGTTCACCAAGTACTTCTGGCGTCCGATCCAAGAGGCGGTGTTGCAGTACCGCGCCGCCCGCGACAAGTACCACGCGCAGTTCGTGGCGATCTTGCAGAAGGTCGCGCCGTACATGAACAACCGGATCGAGGACTCGTGGGCGATCACGGAGAAGCACATCGGCTACAAGTTCAAGACGATGCAGGAACTTGTTGCGGCTCTGACCCACATCGGCAACCTGTCCAACAAGTCGAAGCTGACCGTTGGTGGTCGCGGCAAGGGCTTTGAGTGGGCGGTCTACGACGAGAAGACTGGCATCGTGAACACCAGCAAGTTCGACGCGATGATCGCGGAGCTTGCGGAATCGGGCATCCTGCGCGAAGAGCACTTCGACGCCGCGCAGGAGATCTGGAACCTGAACGAGGAGATGAAGCCTGGGATTCAGCGGGTGTACCGCATGAAGTACGGGCAGTTCATGGACGAGGTGAAGGCGACGCCGTTCACGATCACCTTCCAAGACGGCAAGACCAAGACCTACGCGGGCGGGTACGTCCCTGCGAAGGTGGACCGCGAGATTGTCTACGACCTGAACAACCCTAGCTCGATGGCGGAGGTTGAGCAGCAGTTCCGCGACGCGGTGCCTGTGACGGGTTGGGGCTTCACGATCGCCCGCATGAACCGCTACATGAAGCCTCTGGATCTGGACCTGTCGAGGCAGTTCCAGCACATCGAGTTCGTGCAGCGGTTCGTCAACGTACAGCCGGCCCTGTGGGGCGTGACTCGGCTGCTGCGGTCGGATGTCATCTCGGGGGCCTTCAACAGCATCGATCCCACGGTGATCCCGAACACGATCATGCCGTGGCTGGAGAAGGTGGCGTCGCAGCGCACGGGAACGCCAAGCGGCAGCCCGTGGTTCGACTCTGCGTTGCGAACGGTACGCAACCGTGCCGGCATGGCGATCATGTTCGGCAACCTGTCCAACACCGTGCAGCAGATAACTGGCTTCTCGCTGGCTCTGCTGAAGGTCAAGCCGTCGTACCTGTTCGGCGCGCTGCGGCGCATCGTGCTTACGAGCGGGGCCGAGCGCAGGGCGGCGTACGAGTTCATCTCCACCAAGTCGCTGTTGATGAACCAGCGGTTCCGCACCCAGATCTTCCAGCTTCAGGAGGACATGAACGAGGTGCTGCTCAACCCGTCGAAGTTCGACAAGGCGAAGTCGTACGCCAAGAAGCACGCCTATTTCATGCAGCAGACCGTCCAGAACGTCATGGACGCCGTGGTCTGGTCTGGTGCGTACGAGCAGGCGTTGGCTGCCGGCGTCGCGGAGACGGAGGCTATCGCTCGGGCAGACGCTGCGGTCACGATGACGCAGGGCGGCACGCAGCCCGAGTTGGTCGCTCGCGTGGAGGGCGGCACGGAGTTCGTGCGGACGTTCACGCAGTTCACCAACTACTTCAACATGATGTTCAACCTGAACTACGGCGAGTTCGCCAAGCTCGTGCGCGAGTCAGGTTGGCGCAGCAACAAGGGCCAACTGTTCTCCACTTGGGTCATGGGCATGGCGGCCCCGACGATCGTGGCGGCGGCGATTGCCAACGCCTTCAGCGGCAAGCTGGACGACGAGGACGATGACGGCTACGCGGGCGACCTTGCGTGGTTCGGCATCGACGCTCTGATGCGCGGCACCCTGAGCATGATCCCTGGTGGAAGCGCGATCGGCGCGCTGACAATCAACCGACTGGACGATGTGACCTACAACGACCAGATGCTCAACACGCCGGTCGCTGGCGCGCTGACGCGGGCGTTCGGCGGCACCTTCGCGTTGATCGAGGCGGCGGCTTCGCCGGACAAGGATGTGACCGGGCGCAAGATCCGCGACGCCTTGACCATGCTGGACCTCTTGGCTGGCCTGCCGGTGTCGGGCATCGCCAGCAAGGCGGGGTACGCCATCGAGTCCGCCACTGGCGTACAGGAGAACTACAACTTCCTCGACGCCCTGCGCGGCTCGCTCACCGGGACGGCGGCCCCAGGAAATCGCCAGAAGTAGGCTTGCAACTTTCGGCAAGCCTGCTACAAGGGTTCGGCGGCCACACGGAAGTCGTTGGACGAACGCATGGTACGACGCTTCAGTTCAGAGCGAGTGATGAGGGTCGATCGTGTGGCCGCGTTTCGCACACCACCGGGGCGGCCTTGCCGTCCAACTCTCCCTACTCCCACCCAAGAGCCGCAGTCTGCATCAACTGCGGTTCCGGTAGGGCCGCCCCGGACTTTTCTTTCGATGCGCGAACGTCTCACCGAAGAGGAACTGATCGTTGGATACTTCCGAGGGTAGGCCCGAGTTGGTGATCGTGGCGTTTGTCGCCAGCGTCCTGTTCTGGGTTCTGGTGTTGCTTGTTCTGGTCTTCTAGTTTCATGGAGTGGTTATGACTCTGTTTCAGATCAGGGACCGCGAAGCCAAGAAGGGCGAGGTCCACTACCAAGGGCGTCCATGCCGCCGCTGCGGCGAGACGCTTCGCTACATCTGCTCGTCCAACTGCGTCGCGTGCGCGGTGTCCCGCAGCCAGCGGCGGCACGAGACGATCCGCAAGTTGATGAAGAGGGCGAAGCCGTGAAGCGTCACTTTGTCAAGCTGGACTCGGCCATGCTGGAGTCGAGCCTGTGGCCCCACATGGAGGCGCGGGCGTTGTTCATCACGGCCCTGCTGATGGCGGAGCCGTACGAGTTGAAGGCCCCGATGGAGTCCTTGGAGATCGGTTCGGTCAACGGCACGGGATGGCTCGTCCCTGCCGGCTGGTACGGCATGGTGTTCGCCTCGGCTCCTGGGCTGGTGATGCGGTCTGGCCTGAGCGTGGAGGATGGCACGGCTGCCTTGCGGCTGCTGACGGGGCCGGACGCGGACAGCCGGACGCCTGCCTACGACGGTCGCCGGCTGGCCCGAGTGTCCGGTGGCTTCGTAGTTCTGAACTACATGGTCTACCGCGAGCGGGACTACGGGGCGGCTGAGAGGCAACGGCGATACCGTGCTCGTGTACGCCCAGGCGAAACTGTCACGCCGAACATGCGTAACGAAGAGCCTGTTGAGTGTAACGTTACGCCGAACGTTACGCATGTAGAGGTAGAAGCAGAAGTAGAGGTAGAAGCAGAGCAACCTCCGAAGAGAAAGAGACGCGCTAGCGTGCTGGCGAAGCGGCCCGAGGACGTGGACGAGAAGGTCTGGGCCGACTTCGACGCCCTGCGCCAAGCGCGGCGGGCACCGCTGACCGAGACGGTGGTCACCGGGATCAGGAAGCACGCTCAGGCGGCCAGCCTGACGCTCCAGGAGGCCCTACAGGAGTGCGTCTGTAGGGGATGGCAGTCTTTCAGGGCCGACTGGTGGGCACGCGAGCAGCGGCCTTCCAGCGGCCCCAGGAACCCAGGGCCGCTTTTCCAGAAGGGGATGTACGGTGATGAGCAAGTTCAGCGCATCTAGGGGTGCCAAGCGGAAGATCGAGTGCCCTCAACACGGGGCGTACGACTCCGAGCAGATCGGAGTTTTCAACGAGGTCTGGAGCAGATGCCCGACCTGCGAACAAGTGCTTGCCAAGGCCAGCCAGGAGGCGAAGCAGCTACGGCTTGAGCAGGAGGCAGCCGCCGCATGGTCGGCCAAGCAGGATGCTGCCGGCGTTCCGCTGCGGTTCCGCGACCGGACGCTGGAGTCCTACAGCGCGCAGACCGACGCGCAGAAGTCGGCCCTGAAGTGGGCCTCGGACTACGCCATGCAGTTCGATGAGGTGCTGGCATCTGGGCGAGGCATGCTGTTCTTGGGACGCCCAGGCACCGGCAAGACCCACCTCGCATGCGCCATCGCCAACCATCTGCTGCTCAAGGGCGTGGATGTCTACTACGCCACGGTGCAGCGTGCGCTGCGGCGCGTGAAGGACACCTGGAACCGCGAAGCCGAAGAGACGGAGAACGCCGCCGTCGCTGCGATGACGCGGCCTGCGCTGCTGATCCTTGACGAGATCGGCGTGCAGTTCGGCAGCGAGACGGAACGCAACCTGCTGTTCGACATCCTGAACGAGCGTTACGAGCGGTGCAAGCCGACGCTGCTGCTGTCCAACTTGGCGAAGCAGGACGTTGCGAAGTACCTCGGCGAGCGCGTGATGGATCGCATGCGCGAGGACGGCGGGCGGGTGGTGACGTTCGACTGGGATTCTCATCGCTCACGGTAAAAGTGCTTGATCTTGCCGCATCAGGCTGCTAGGTTGCTCTGACCATGACCGACATCGACAACATCGAGGCCAGTGAACGAATCCTGGCGCACTTGCACGAGGGCCGCCTCAGCCAAAGAATGTGGCACCGAAAGCAGGACGGGCGCGAACTCGCATGCGTCTTGGGCGCGATCTCGCCCAAGATCAGTGCCTCAACAGATTGCCCGGCCAGCGTGATGCCCCATTGGTTGTCGCGGCTCGTCGTCCCCATGTTCGACTACCAGACCGAGGACGCCGCGATGACGTGGGCGGGCCGCTTTGGCCAGCAGATGGCGCAGTGGCACCGCTTGGACAGTGCCGCGTGGGATCGCGTGCGTGCGGCGTTCTGCCGGGAGTGCGTCGCGGACGCGAAGCAGAGTGCCGCCGCCTCCTCCGCCGCCGCCGCCGCCTGGGCCGCCGCCGTCTATTGGGCCGCCCGCACCGCCGACTACGCCGCCACCGACTACGCCGACGCCGCCGCAGCCGCCGCAGCCGCCGCCGCCGCCGACGCCGCCGACGCCGCCGACGCCGAAACCGCCGCCAACGCCGCCTACCAAGCCTGCTGGGTCCGCCTCGCCACCGCGCTGTGCGACGCCATCGACGCCGAACTCGCCGCGCTCGCGGCGAAGGAGGAGAAGTGAAGAAGCAGACCTTGAACCTGTGGGCCGTCGTCAATCCAGAGACGGGCGAGACGTACATGGATTCGTGCGGACGACCTGTCGTCTGTGCTAAGGAGGAGTTCGCCAAAGGCTATGCGTTATTCCCCATGTGGAATGTAGAGCGCGTCACCGTCACGATCGAGCCGATCGACGCGCTCGCGGCGAAGGAGGACGAGAAGTGAGCAATATCGACAACGAGACGTTGCTGCTCGCTATCCGCTTCGGCCACTGTTCTGCCGTCCACGCCGCGACGTTGCGTGAAGCGGGTGGGGCGTGGGCAGTCGAGGCCGTGCGGGAAAACGAGGCGTTGCGCGCCGAGATCAAGCGGCTGCGCGCCATCGAGGCGGCGGCGAGGGACGCCATGCGGCAAATCGACCGCGCACTGTGGGACACCGGCTTTCTGCACGATCTGCGGAACAACGCAAGAATCTGCGACCTGCGCGCCGCGCTCGCGGCGAAGGAGACCTGATCATGATCGACATCGACATCGACAAGCTGGAAGAGTTGCGAGAAGAGGCCGACCGCCGCTTCATCGAGCTTCACGAGGCGTACAAAAGCGAACTTTTTCTTTCCGCCCCCGCGCTGATCGCCGAGGTGCGTCGTCTGCGCGCCATCGAGGCGGCGGCGAGGGACATCGCGCAGGTCACGGAGGAGCGCGATGATCCTTGGGTATGTGTGCCGATTACGGCGCGTCAGTGGGACGCACTCAAGGCCGCGCTCGCGGCGAAGGAGAACGAGAAGTGAGCATCGACGACGCCAAGCTGTACGAGGCCATGCTGGGCAAGCATCCAGAGTTTGCGCGCATCGGCGAAGCAACTTCAAAGACGCTCTACGAACTGTGCAAGCTCGCCGACACCGAGGCAGCCTATGCGCTCGGCGAGCAGGCGCGGACGTTGATGCTGTCGTGGGTCGGGATCGCAGTCGTTGCGGCCTTTGAAGCGGGCAAGGTTTCCTGCGAACTGGCCGCGCTCGCGGCGAAGGAGACGCCGTGACTACGCGCACAAAGGCGATCTCTGCGCTTGAGGAACTCGCCGTCATGTTTTCGTGGATTAGGTGCGAGCACTTGCACCACAAGATTGGTGACCGGCACGACAGCAACGACTCGTGTCCTGCTCTTGGAAGGTTCAGGCATTCCTTGGTGGTGCTAGGTGATTACATCTCCCAGTCCACGATTGTCGTGGAGCAGGAGCAGGCGAAACCGAAGCGCAAGAAGCCCAAGCGGGCGAGGGGGGAGAAGTGAAGAAGCAGACGTTCAAGGCGTGGGGCCTGTTCTCAAAGCGCGGCAACTTGCAGTCAACGGAAACAGAACCGCTCTTGTTCCTGACGCGACGCAGCGCAAAGGAATGGCTTCCCGATAGCCGGTGGCTCCCATTGGAGGACGCGGAGGTGATTCAGCGCGTCACCGTCACCGTCGAGCCGATCAAGCCCAAGAGGGCGAGGGGGAAGAAGTGAGAAATCCAATCTGGCCGATGTGGCCGTGCGTATGCTGTGATGCGGCGGCGACGCACCGAGACGAAGCCGGCAACGCTCGGTGCGAGGAGCACCGTTTGTCCGAAGACATCGAAACGATGGACGCCGAACGATTGCGGCAACTGGTCCGCAATTTGCAAGCCGATCTTCAAATCGCCGCGACCCCGAGTAATCGGGAGCACAGTCTGCAAACCAAGCTCGACGCTCTGCGTGAAGAGCACCGCCGCTTGCGCGCAGCCCACTACAAGTTGCTGGACAAGAACTCGTACCCGAACGAAGAGTGCAAGAACTGTCTGTGCAACATGCGAAGCGGCTGCGAACTGCAACAAGAATGGAACCGCAAAAAGGCAGGATTATGAGCACCGCAGACGACAGTCTTGTGCAGGCCCTGTTCCGCGCCCTGCACGCAGCCGAGCGCAGCAACATCGGTCGCATCGACATCGAGGCCGCGACCAAGGACGGCGTGGCGGGGCTGACGATCATGGCCATGCCGACGCAGTTGGCGGACTACGTTGGCCAGCAGTTGGCATCCTTCACCGTGATCGACATCGGGAGGCAGAGGCCGTGAGCGGAGCAGGATTTCGGGGCAAGACGCATTGCCAGCGCGGGCACGATCTGACGGTGCCCAACGCCATCGGCTTCGACAGCAACTCATCCAAGAGATTCTGCCGGCTGTGCCGCAACATGCGGAAGCTGGCGTCGCTCAAGCGAGCAGCAGCCAAGGAGCGCAAGTGCCAGGGTTGCGGCAACGTGGTCACGCACGGCAAGAAGTGGCGGTTCTGTTCGACGGAGTGCGAAGCCAAGATCCGCCGCCGCAACGAGGAGGAGCTAGCGTCTAACGCTGGTCACGTTGACGCTGTGTTGAGCCTGTACGACCAGCTTCACCGCGCTGCAACGTGGTGGGAGCGCGACGACATCAAGAAGCAGATCGCAGAACTGAAAGGCAAGCCATGATCTACGGTTACGACATGCGGGAGACGCCCAATCGGGCCGCTTTGTACGCCACGGTGTGGGTCGAAGTGAGAGGTCGGAGAGTGTTCCTGCACGCGACGCAGTACCGCAAGGCTCTTGCTCAGGTGCGGATCGACGCGCAGGAGTGCCTTGCCGCGATCCAGCGGGCATGTAAGTGAGCTACCACTTCTTCGCGGAAGGCGAGCCGAAAGGCCAGCCTCGCGTCAAGGCAACTCGTCGCGGCAAGTTCGTTAGGATCTACACGCCGAGCGTTGCTGATGCCTGGAAGGCGGCAGTCGCCTCGGCGTCGCTGACCGCCAAGCCATCGGCCTTGCTGACGGGTCCGCTACTGGTGCGGCTGGTGTTCTGGATGCCTCGCCCTCGTGCGTTGCAGGCTCGCAAGTACGCAGGCGAGAAGGCCCGCCCGCACACCAGCAAGCCGGACATCGACAACTTGGCGAAGGCGGTCCTCGACGCCTTGCACGAGTGGTGGGAGGACGACGATCAGGTGACCGTTCTCATGGCGTCGAAGTGGTATGCCCCCGTGGGCCGCCCGACCGGCGTCGATGTCCACATCCAAGAGCTACAAGCCTAGCCTCCTGCTGCGATCGCCTTCTGGACGGCAGCAGGAGTCACTTCTAGGTAGTGCGCGATTGCCAGCAGGGTAGCCCGATGCGGCTTCACCTTGCCAAGCCGAAGGTTGTAGAGCGTGCGCGTCGAGACGCCGAGTTCCTCGGCCACTTCGTCCCAGGTGCCATCGACGCGCTCAAGCAGTTGTTCCAGCGTAGGTTGCTTCATGCCTGCGTAGAGTAGCAAGATTTCTTTCGGTTTCCACTTGCTGCCGAAGGCCCTCCTGCGTATTCATGCAAGGGCATGAGCGAGATGCAAAACAACGAGCTTTCGACCGCTCTCTTGGTCGATCTTCCGCAGACCAATGGCGACTTGTGCGAGTTGCTGCTGAAGCTGTGGCCGAGCCTGTGCGCGCTGCGGCAGGTTCTGGGCCTACGCGGCAACTTGAACGCGGATGATGCGTTTTTTGCGGGCCAGATCCTGCATTCCCACATTGGCCTCATGGATGCCATCCAGAGGTATGCGGAGGTCCACGGCCATGGCTACCAGTCCATCTTCGCCCACGAGAAGTGGAAGAAGAATGGATGACCTCTCGTGGGTCGCTGACCTCATCACCAAGGACGACAAGGAGAACCAAGATGCGTGAAAGCACACCCGTCACCGACGAACAGGCGTGGCTCAAGGCGCGAGCGCACGATGTGACCTCGACCGAGGTCGCCGCCCTGTTCGACGCTTCCCCGTACACCACCGTCTACGAGCTTTGGCACCGCAAGAAGGCGGGCGAGGTCGCAACCAAGACCGACAACGAGCGCATGAAGTGGGGCCGTCGCTTGGAGTCGGCCATCGCCCTCGGCGTCGCAGAGGACCAAGGCTGGAAGGCCAGCCCGCGCAAAGTCTACGAGAGGCTGCCAGGGCTTCGCCTAGGCGCGTCGTTCGACTTCCAAGCGGAGCGCGATGGTCAGCTTGGCCTCATCGAGGTCAAGAACGTGGACAAGCACATCTTCCTCGACCAGTGGCACGGCGAGGGCGAGTCGCTTATCGCCCCGATGTGTGTTGAGTTGCAGCTTCAGGCGCAGCTCCTCGTCTCTGGCCTCACCTGGGGCTGCATCGTCGTGCTTGCCGGCGGCAACAGCGCGCACATCCTGCACCGCGAGGCCGACAAGCAAGTCCATGACGCGATCCAAAGCCAAGTGGCCGGCTTCTGGCGCAGCATCGAAGATGACGCTCCGCCGAAGCCAGACTTTGAGCGCGACGCCGACGAAGTGCGCCGCCTTCTGATGAACGTCGATGACGGCAAGGTGCTCGACGCCGACGAGAAGCTGGAAGCCAAGATCGCCACGCTGCTGCACGCGCAAGAGCAGGCGGCGCATTGGGAGTCGCAAGTCGAGGCCGGCAAGGCCGCGATCCTGTACGACGCCGGCACCGCCAGCAAGATCCGCTCCCGCTTCGCCACCATCTCCTGCGGCGTCGTCGCCGGCAGCGCAGGCAAGATCATCACGCCCGAGATGGTCGGGCAGACGATCAACGCTCGCTCGGGCTACCGAGCCTTCCGCCTCACCAAGAAGAAGTGACCATGACCGAAAGCAACGTTCCCGCGCCGGCACAGACCCGCGCTATCACGCCCATCGAGGGCTTCCGTCAGACCCTTCAAACCATGGAGCGCGAGTTCGCCGTCGCGCTGCCGCCGCAGATTCCGGTGGGCAAGTTCGTTCGCACGGTCATCACGACCGTCCAGATGAACCCCCAGCTTCTGGAGTGCGACCGGCGCAGCCTGTTCGCCACCGCCATGAAGGCGGCCCAGGACGGGTTGCTGCTCGACGGGCGCGAGGCTGCCCCGGTCGTTTTCCGCACCAAGAACGGCCCCCAGGTGCAGTATATGCCCATGATCGGCGGGCTTCTCAAGAAGCTCCGCAACTCGGGCGAACTGAAGTCGATCTCGGCGCACACCGTCCACGAGCACGACACCTTCGACTACGAACTCGGGGACGAGGAGCGCATCGTCCACAAGCCGCGCCTCGACGGCGACCGTGGTCGCGTGATCGCCGCCTACGCCGTGGCGAAGACGAAGGACGGCGGCATCTACCGCGAGGTGATGAGCCTGGACGAGATCGAGAAGGTCCGCAACGTCAGCCGCGCCAAGGATGCCGGCCCGTGGGCGTCGTGGTACGAGGAGATGGCCAAGAAGACCGTCCTGCGCCGCCTGATGAAGCGGTTGCCTTCCTCGGCGGACCTGGACGCCGTGGTCGAGGCGGACAACGAGACCTACGACCTCAAGCAGGCCAAGCCGGTCGATCAGGCTCCGCCGGTCAGCCCGATGGCGGCCCTGAAGGCCAAGATCGGCATCGGCATCGAAGAGGCGACGCCGCCCTCGGCTCCCCCGATGGAAGACCACCCCAACGCCCCGCGCCCCGAGGACTTCCTCGACGCTCAGTGATTGACACGCTCGCGGTGTCGGCGCACACTTGCCGGCACCGTGAGCACGACTGACGATTGCTGTGAATCCTGCGGGCGCAGAATGGGCGGCATGGGCTTGACCGCCCGCCGCTGGAACGGCGATCGCCTACAGGTGTGCTCCGGCTGCTTTACGCAGGGAGGTCACCATGGCGATTGTGCGGATCAAGGTCAGCCGCTTGGGCAACAAGTGCGGCCAGCATCACCACCGAGCTAAGATCACCGACTCGCTGGTGCAGAAGCTCCGCGACCTCAACGAGAACTGGGGGCTGGGTTGGCGCAAGCTGGCGGCGCAGTTTGAGCTAAACCCCAACACCGTCAAGTCGATCCTGTCCATGGCGCGGCGCAATACGCTCGCCGTCGAGTGGCGATGGGTCGATACCGACAACCCCTACCCGAACAAGGGCAAGAAGCGCAGAGGCAAGCCCAAGCCGCCCGTCATCCACCGGCCCGACTTGGCCGAAAGAATCGCCGCACTCCCCTAAGCTGCACACGTTCGACGGCTGAACAGGTGCCGCACTCCCCGTGCCGGCAAAGCCGGCGCGGCTGATCGGGTTTCGAGGGCCGCCGGTCGAACCTGGAGCGGGCGAGCCTGGGCGTTCTGCCGCGCCAACGGATGGCGAACGAACACAAGGCGAACGAACGGAACCCGAACGAACGGAAGGCTAACAAATAAAACCCTAACGCCGTTTGTTACAAACCCGGTACAGGATCGGGAATTATTCCCGTTGCAATCTACGGGTTCCGTGTTATAATGGGGGCATCTGACCGGGGATGCGCCCTGGACAGTTTCTTTCACAAGGGAGTTACGATGCAACGCAAGAAAAAGGCCACGGCCCGACCGTGGGCCGGTTTGGTGTTCGTCGGCGCGGCTACGGTATGGGCTTACGGGGCGACTCGGGAAGCCGCCGCCGCCGCCGCCGCAAAAGAGTCGGCCCGGACTTTCGTGCGGGGCCGCGCCCGCCGCGTCACCGTCGCCTGGAATGTCAACCTTTACGAACTGGGCGAATGGCGGGACTGGAACCGCGACGCGTGGGACGGCGCGGTGACGGTGACGCGTGCCGACGGTAGCGAGTTCGTCGCGCCACTCGATTCGGTCGCCGTGGTCAACGCCTGAAAAAAAACGCCCCCGGGGTTGACAACCCGGGGGCGACTTCCTATCGTCACGCTCGCCGCCCGCTAGCCGCGCGGCCCCGCCCCGTAGGGGGGCGGCAGGAATCCCGATCCGATGCACCATCCAGACACTACGGGCGCACCCGCGCCGTTCCAAGATTCCCCCGGATTGCACGCGCGCGAAGCGTTCGCCGCGTACCTTGCGGCCCACCTCGACCGCCTAGCCGTACATGCCGGCGGAACCTACGCGGACGCGCACCGCGTGGCGTACGCCGTGGCGACGCAATCCGGCTACCTCGCCGCGTACGAACTCGACCGCGCCTACGGCGGTCCGGAGGAAGGCGGCTGGTACTACGACACGGGTACGCTTGCCGGATACCTGCCCGCCGATAGGTACGTCGCGCGGGTCGCGCTGGCGGATGCGCCGGAAGGCGTTCCCGAGCTTGCCGCCGCGATGGCGAACGGCTACGGGCGGACGCCGGGGGGTGACGCCGACGGCTTTGTCGAGTTCGCGCCCTTGGAGTTTCGCCTATGGCGGCACGGGCCGGACGGCATCGCGCTTGTGGAAGACAGCTTGCCGCTTCGCGCCGCCTTGGTCGCGGCAATCGAGGCGCAGCACGGTGAAGGCGCGTTCGATCGCGACGCCAGCAGCGTACGTTATCGGGGCGGCGCGTTCGCCGTCGAATGGCGCGACGCCACGCCGGAGGCTTTCTACCCGGCGGGGAGGCCGTGCTACGAATGAAAGCCTACGCCTACAACCTAGCGCACTTGGCGCGCATCCTCCGCGACGCCCGGCTTGCCGCTGGCCTTTCGCAAGGCGAGGTCGCCGACGCCGCCGGCCTTTCGCGGCAAGCCGTTAGCCGCATCGAAACGGCGACCGACTGCCCGCTTGTTTCGTCCGTCGCCGCGATCGTTGCCGCCACGGGGGCCGATCCCGTAGCCGTGCTCCGGCAGGGGAGCGCGTCGTGACGCCTTCCCCGACCGGCTACGAAGTGTGGCGCGGTCCGTCAGCGATCGACGGCGCGCCGATCGTTGTGATCGTGACGGTCCGCAGTAACAACCGGAAGACGGGTCCGATGGCGCAGTCGTGGATCCTGCGCCAAGACATCGACCCCGTCGCGGCAGTCCGGTCCGGCGACGATGCGGCGATATGCGGCGCATGCGTCCACCGGGGCGACCGGGCGACCGGGCGCGGGCGCGGGCGCAGCTGCTACGTCAACGTCGGGCAGGCCCCGCTTGCCGTCTACCGTGCGTGGCGTCGGGGCCGCTATCCGGCGGCCCCGCTGGCCGAGGTCCTGCGCCGCCACCCGCTCCCCCTGCGGATCGGCGCATATGGTGACCCTGGAGCCGTCCCCGCCGTGGTGTGGTCCGCCGCGGCGAGCGTGCCGCGCACAGGCTACACGCACCAGTGGCGCATGCGGCCCGACCTGCGGAACCTCGCGATGGCGAGTTGCGATTCCGTGGCAGAAGCGGCAGAAGCGGAGGCGCTAGGTTGGCGCGTTTTTCTTGTGGTGCCGACGGATGACGCGATGCCGTTCACCCTTCCGGGCGAGGAAACGCGCCGCGTGGTCCCCTGCCCTGCGGTCACGCATGGGGCGACCTGCGCCGCGTGCCGGATATGTGACGGCGCGTCGCCGCGCAAGCCGCACGTCGCGATCGCGGCGCACGGTAGCGGTGCAGTACACGTCGCCCCCTTGACGCCGCGCAACCCGTAGGCTACGATCCCCCCCGCCCCGCCGGATGCGCCCACGGCGGGGGCGGTTTCACCTAGGGCGCAGGAGTAGGTAGACCGATGCAAGAACAAGAACCGACGACCCGTCACGCCTTGCTTGGCGTTTCCCCCGTCCCCTGCGCCGCATCCACCATCCTCGGCGGGCGGTGCGAGCACGATGCCGTCGCCGTTGTCCACATGTACGGAGAGGTCCGCTACGGCCCCGGCGGGACCGTCGCCGTGCCGGCATGCGCCGCATGCGCCGAGTCGCTCGCGCTGATACCGGCCACCGATCGCCAGTTCGTCGTCCGCGTGGACGACGCGCCGACGGGTGATGCGATGCTCGATGCCGGCATCGTGTACGCGGCCCTGCGCTTCGCGCGGGGGGACGCATGACCTCCCCCCGCATCGGCCACCGCTGGCGCACCGTCGCCATCGTCGGCTACACCGGGGCCGTGTCCCGCGATCAGGACCGCCGGGCGCATGGTGGGGTTTGCTTGCTTCAGCTACGGCGGCAACGCGGCGGCGGCATCCTCGCCCGTCGGGTGAACTCCAACGGACGGCACGCAGAGGTCGGCACGCCGTGGACGCCGGACGCCGATACCGTGGCTCACTGGGGCCGCATCGGGGGCGCGCAGTGAAGCCGCCGCAGGGCTGGCGCGTCTTCCACGCCCGCCGGGCCGCCCTTCCCGCCCGCCACGGCGTCGCGGCGGGTTACGACGGCGACTGGCACTTCGCGCCCGATGATGCGCCTATCGGCCTTGTGTGGTCGGATGGCCACCGGACCCGCCGCGACGCCATCGCCGCAGCGTGGCGCGAGGTCTCGCAAGCCGCTTGGGAAGCCGCCCCGGATGTCGAAGGGGGTGCACCGTGAATGAGAGGGAATACGATCGCATGATGCAAGATTTCGAAGCCGGCGAACGTATCGCCGGCAACCTTGCCGAGATCCTCTCCTACTGGGGAGAGGAGAACATCCAGCGGCTCGGTCGTCGCGTGTACAAGGCCACAGCGGCTGGCGTCCACCTTTCTGTGCGCCTGCACGACGGGTCGTGGCGGCACAGCGGCAACCTTGAAGGGGTCGGGAACGGCAACGTGCGATCCCTCAAGGTTGGTTCGATCGTCGAAGGTAGCGATGCTGCGGTGACCGGCGAGGAGATCGACCTGCTCCGAGAGGATGCAGTCGAGGCGTTTGCCCGCGAGGTCGATCGCGTCGACGCGCAGGCATGCGAGCTGTGGAATCTTGAACACGGCGACGAATAGCGGCCCGCCCCGCCCCGCCCGTAGTGTGGGGCGCATCGTCGCGCCAGAAACTGCACTATATCGCCGGCCATGCCCGGCGAAGTGCAACATAGTGCATGGTCTCCCGATCTTGCGGCGGCGGTGGTCGCGCTTGTGAGCGAAGGTAAGTCGCTGGCGGAGATAGCTTTAAGGCCGGGGATGCCGACGGAAGGGGTGGTGAAGGGGCGGAGGAAGGCCGACCCCGCGTTCGCCGCCGCCCTGGCCGATGCGCGCCGCGATGCCGCCGACCGGCTGGCGAGCGAGTGCCTGCGGATCGCCGACGCCAGGGACACCGACGACCCCGACGACGTGGCGCATCGACGCCTGCGCATCGAGACTCGCCAACGGCTGGCCCGAGCGTGGCATCCGTCCACCTACGGCGACCAAACGCGCACCACGCTAGCCGGCGATCCAGCTGCGCCGGTCGTGCTCTCCGACGCCGATAGGGCCGCTCGCATCGCCGCCATCTTGGCCAGCGCAGGCGAGCAAGGCGCGCCCGCGTTGCCGTCACCCGACGCCTAGGGCGATCGACGGCAGGGCCGACGCCAGGACGCCAGGACGCAGCACGCCAGGGGGCGAGGGGCCGACGCCAGGGCGCATGCCGCGCCGACGCCAGGGCAGGCGCAACGCCCGACCGCGCACGCGAGGGGGGTGGGGTGGGGG